AGCCTCCATTTCGGAGTCCTAGCCTTCCTTTTGTAGTGTTTCCACTACGACGACTTTGTCGTCTTTAACCTCAGAGGAGTGTTTAGTATGGGTATCAAAGCCACGGACGGAATTGATGTCACAGTGCGTCCAGATGGAAATCTGGAAGCGTATTCCCCAGCCTTACGGCTGTGGGATGAATGTGACTCAAGTCTGAACAAAGCCTTAGTTAGCTCTTTTTCAAGTGCTAAGTTTTGTAAACGGGATAAGGAGATCTCTGACGAACAGCTAACGCCGTTCTTCATTGACCTTTGTCTTACTCTCATGTCGGAACTCGGGGAGCTTGTAAAAGAGCTTGTCGACGATGACTATTCTGGCTCGGACAGAGATGTCCTGGTTGGAGACAGTGAGAGTGAGTTCAAAAGGCCGTGCCACGATAAGTCTACCATCATCTATGATGGTAAACCTCTATTATGACGCGGCGGATCCCAGTGAAGCGACTCTTACGAGTTGCTTTACTTGTTTACATTATATACCAAGTACTTCCCACTTTTCTTGGGAGTTCTTCGTAATGCCTAGTGAGACGGTGCAAGAGATCAGTACTCTCGAGTACTGGCGGGACGAAGGTCCCTGTCCCCAAGGGGACACTTTTGTACGTCGCACGGGCTATAACACGAGGAAGTGGTTAGATCCTGAGCATCGTTTGAAACCAAAAGGGCGTCTGGCTCTTATTTCGAATCAGACGCCTCGCGGAGTACAGTATACAATTACCGCTGAGAACAACGTGTTCTCAAGTCCGTATAGCAAAGTAAAAACATGCTATATAGATGGTATGCGTATGTGGCACCAACGTTACATTACAACCGTAACGGAGGCTGCCCCGTACCACGCGACGTATATGGATCCTAGCTGGGCCCTCGATATGAGGACCAAGATTCAGGATGCGTATACGAACTTGGGTGTTAATCTGGCAGAGTACCGCCAGACGTCCCGAATGTTTCAACAATTCGGGCGAGCAGTCAAACGAGGGTGGGGACTGTACCGAGGAAAGATTTCTCGGCGTAAGCCCATCACTCCGTGTACCGTTGCGGCTTCACATCTCGTGAATACGTACGGTATACAGCCTTTAGCTAGCGATCTCTTTGAATCTGTAGAGGTTCTCAGAGGCCGTTTAGCTATGCCAATAGTTCGGAGAGTCACCGCCTATGCCTCAGATACTGAGGCGTTCGATGATGAATCTTCGACTTTGCGGCAAAAGGAGTTTCACAAGACCTCCAAGTCAGCCATTGGTTACATATGGTTAGACCCTAATCATCGGCAATTTACGCTGGGAAATCCAGCGTATTTGGCGTGGGAATTAATACCCTACTCCTTTGTTGTTGATTGGGCAATACCTATAGGTGACTGGCTGATGTCTCTAGACGCCCTTTTTGGCGTCAAAAAGATCGAAGGTGTTGTTACTACGAAATCGGTTATTACGTGTCATCGTTACAGCAAAGTAATGGCTGTAGACACGAGGAAGGTTTACCAGTCCGGTCCTGCGCTCTATAAGAGCACAAAGATCAGTCGGGGCACCTTCAATAGTATACCGATTCCGCCACTGCCAAGGTGGTCGCCGTCCACGAGCTACAAAGCTGTAGCAAATGGAATAGCACTACTGACCGCAGTGAACAAAAAGTGCAAGTAATTCTACTTGTGTCGCCGTCGGGTCGTTTCCCGACACAACTACGAGGAGCATTTAAATGCCACCTACAGCAGCTGATATCATTCTAAATGATAGCGTCCCTGTGGCTCATACATTCGAGCCACTATCCGTTACTCCAGAGCGAGCAGTCCATGTTGATCGTGATTCCACGACCAGCGCCGGACAAAAGACGCTCATTCTGGGTATTTCTCCAGCTCGGCCTAATCGGCCCACAAATCGGGTTAACGTTCGGCTTTCTATGCCGACCGAGTACACTGAGGACGGAGTTGTTCGCGTGCGAGATACTGCACGTGCCAACGCTGACATCGTGTTGCCCGAGTTGATGACTGTCACTGATCGTGCGGATTTCGCAGCGTTCGTCAAGAACGCGTTTGCGCATACCGTGATCATGGGCCTCATCGAGGACCTGGACCCCGTTTACTAGGGTCTGTGATTTTCATCAACGTCTAACTTTGTGGAGACTATGCCATGTTACCATGTTTTGCAAGTAACATTAGCTCTGAGTTGAGCTTAGAGCTGGAGACCGCACTACGACTGTGCGAAATAATCAACTCCCCGAGGAGCCTGACAGTGTGGCTTTTATTAGCCAACGCTGAATGGCAGCAATATATGGACCTATCCTTGGACGCTGGTACTTACGAGGACGTCAGCAATTTCGCTGACGACTACCTCGTGACCGAAGTCCTAAGAAAAAGTCCTAATATTCCTTTAGGTGTTGACCGCGCAGAAGTAGCTCTTCAGCAATTTATAAAAGCTGAAGATACCTGTTTGGCTACCAATGAAAAGCTTGCTAGCAATGAGGATCCGTCATGGATCCATCCTTTTAGTAGGAACATTGCCCGCGTGCTTGGGCCTTTGGACGAGTCAGCTCTCAATAAAATAGAGAGTGGCTTTCGTTTTGGGCCCGGTGCCTCTACAGGCGTGCGAGGGATCGGATCAGTTCGATCGGATAAATATGATGAAGAAATTCATCTGACCGCGAACCTTGTCCCGTTCTACCGTAGCATCCTTGGCGAAAACTGGTGGGAACACCAGCGTCAAGGCGCGCGAGTAGTGCCGGGAAACAGGTTCACAACTGTTCCTAAATCCGCTAAGACCGATCGAGGTATATGCGTTGAACCCACGCTGAACATGTTTGTTCAGTTAGGGATCGGTGCACACATCCGGAATCGGTTGCAACGGGTTGGGATCAATCTCCGAAAACAGCAGAGCAGAAATCGTGTGCTGGCTGGTGAGGCCTACAGTCGTAATCTTGCGACTATAGACTTATCAGCTGCGTCCGACTCGTTTTGCTGTCAGATAATTTGTCGATACTTCCCCGATGACTGGACGCATTTGTTCGATTTGTCCAGATCAACTCATGTTAAGCTGCCTAACGGCAACTACCATGAGCTCGAGAAAGTCTCTTCAATGGGGAACGGGTTTACATTTGAGCTTGAAACATTACTGTTTTATGCCGTATGCAAGACCTTTGTCCCCCATGATGAGTTATCTGATGTTAGCGTATATGGCGATGACATAATTGTCCCCGCCAAGTATGCTGACTCGGTGATTGATGCACTAGAGTATCTCGGCTTTAGTGTGAACACTCGGAAAAGTTTCCTGGCAGGAAACTTCTTCGAATCATGCGGCACAGATTGGTTTAAAGGACATAATGTTCGTCCTTTTTATCTGAAGGGAGCAAAGGGAGGAATCCCTTATGCTCTTCAGA